TGACCCGGGAGGCCCTGCAAGCCATGATTGGCGTGGAAGGGTATGACGAGGCGGCGATCAAGACGGTGCTCACCGATTTCGAGCACGGCGGTCTGAGCGAGTGGCTGTGGATCGACACCGAGCGCGCGGACGCCGAAGGGAAGCGGGCGGATGCCCATGACACCCCGGACCTGATTGATGCGCTCCAGCTCTGGGACAGTGTCCAGGGCAAGCTGCTGATCGAGTGGGGTATCCCCGAGGCCGAGATCGCCGACCCCTTTACCAGCTACCCCTGCGAGGTGTGGTTGGTGGGCGGCACCGTGATTCGGGCGGTGCTGAACTACGACCCCCTGGGCCGCAAGCCCTACTACGCGACCAGCTACGAGAAGGTTCCCGGTGCCTTCTGGGGTAACTCCGTGGTGGACCTGGTGCGCGACCCCCAGGATATGGTCAACGCCAGCGCCAGATCCCTTGCCAACAATATGGGTATCGCCTCGGGACCGCAGGCCGAGGTCAACGTCAGCCGGTTGCCGCCGGGAGAGGACATCACCCAGATGTTCCCCTGGAAAATCTGGCAGACCGAATACCACGACTTTCAGGACAGCTCCCCCGCCGTTCGCTTTTTCCAGCCGAACTCCAACGCGGTGGAGCTGCTGACGGTGCTGGAGAAGTTCGCTACCCTGGCGGATGAATACTCAGGAATTCCAAGGTATATGACCGGGGAACACGTCGCGGGCGCGGGCCGCACCTCCTCGGGACTGGCGATGCTGATCAACAACGCCGCCAAGAGCCTGAAGCACGTGGTGGCCAACATCGACGCGGATGTCATAACCCCAATGCTCGAACGGCTGTACCAGCACAATCTGCGCTACAACGCCGACCCCGACATGCTCGGAGACGTGCGGATTGTCGCCAAGGGCGCCATGAGCCTGGTTTCCCGTGAAGCTGCCGCCGTGCGTCGCAACGAGTTCCTGCAAGTGGTCCTGGGCTCCCCGGTGGCACAAGAGATCGTGGGTCCGTTGGGTGCGGCGGAGCTGCTGCGCGAGAACGCCAAACTGCTGGATGTGAACCCTGACCGGCTGGTGCCCACGCGGGAGGAGATGGAGCAGAAGATCGCCCAGGCGCAGATGATGCAGCAGGCCATGATGCAGATGCAGGCGGCACAGGGCGCCCTCCCCGGCCCTGGACAGGGTCAGCCGCCCGGTCCCCCCGGGGCCGTGCCGGGTAAAAAGCCCGCTCCCACACTGCCAGATGGTAGCCGCCAGGGCGGACGGGACTCCAACAACGTGAGTCCACGTCCGAATTTGCGTTAACCCTTGACAACCCGGTGAGTTAGGTGTAAATACCCTGCTATGAGTTTGTTTAACAACGCAACTCCCCAGCAAACCCAGGCCTTGGCCCGGTGCGGCTCACCTGATATGGCCCCGTTCCGTGACTTGCTGGCGAGTCGGATAGCGCGATTGAGCGACCAGTTGGCGAAAGCCGACACCCTCGTTGCGATTCACCGGCTGCAAGGGGAGTACACGGTGTTGAAAGACCTGCTTCAGGCGATTGCGAAAGCCCCTGATACCCTAAGTCGGTTGAGTTGAGACTACCGACCGCCCAAGGCAGACCAGTTCCCCGGATGGTTCACCTGTAACTCAGGCCCCGTCCGCCACGTTGGCCCCTCTGGAGATTATCCATGCCGTTACCCAAGGCCGTCGCCAACGCGACGGAAGAACTCGCTGCCCTGGAGCAGCAACTCCAAGCCCCCGTCGAACCCGAGCCACCCGCGCTCCCCGATGGGCAGACTGAAGACCCTCCAGCCACCGAACCGCCTGTCGAGCCTGCCTCGCCGGCCCCCGTAACGACATCCGACGTACCCCCGGAAGTACCGGAGGAGAAGTGGGAGCACAAGTATCGTCGCCTGCAAGGCAAGTACGACGCGGAGCTACCCCGCCTGCATAAGCAGGTCCGTGAGCTGAACGCCGCGCTTGAACAGTTGCGCCAGACTCCGCCCCCTCCACCCCCGCCCGAAAAACCGGCGGAACCCGAGCGGTACGTCTCGGACGAAGACGTTGCCAACTATGGCGAAGACTTTGTGGACATCCAACGCCGGATCTCTCTGGACGCGACTCGCGACCTGCGCAAGCAGATCGAGGAGCTGAAAAGCCAGATGAGCCAGCAGACCAGCCAGGTGCAAGCCGTGTCATTCGAGACTCGCTTGACCCAGGCGGTCCCAGACTTCCCCCAGCTCGACCGAGATCCTGAATGGGTAGCCTGGCTGGACGAGCACGATCCGATGTTACGCGGCCCGCGTCGCATGGTGGCGCAAGCCGCCTAC